GAAGCAGACTACCAGAAGTATTTCGAGGAGAATAAACATAACATTATGCCGATGTATTACCCTAAAGGTGAGGTATTAAAGATTGGAACAGTTAAAAACGGAAAAGAGTATATCGGAGGCTCCCCTTACAGCAGATATAGCTGGAGAGATGTCAAACCCAACACCACAAGCAACGACTGAGGTTGAGCCTTGGAATGAGAAGTGGGGAGCAGAAGATCTCTTTGCTATGGCTACTCCGGCCCCCAAACCTTCTAAACCAGCCGAATCTGCTCCTTGGGAAATGGATTGGGGGCTGAAAGCAGCTATAACCCTAACTGCGCCTCAAGCTACCACTTTCGAAGCGAAAGGAAAATTCAATCAGGTATTTACTAATCTCATTCAGGCGGAGAGTAGGGGAAGGCATAAAGGAAAAGATGGTCAACTGCTAGCTTCCCCTGTAGGAGCTTTAGGCATTACACAGGTGATGCCTAAGACTGGTAAAGATCCTGGATATGGTATTAGGCCCCTCCAGAACGACTCAGAAGAGGAGTACTTACGTCTAGGTAGGGAGTACCTACAGGCGATGCTTAATGTGTATGATGGGGATTATAGTAAGGCTGTAGCTGCTTATAATGCTGGCCCCGGTAATGTCGATAAGGCTATTGCACAAGCAACTAAGAAAGGAGGGGATTGGACGCAATATCTTCCTAAGAAAGAAGAGACATTGCCTTATATGCAGAAAGTGCTAGGGGATTTGTATGGCTAAACGAGGCCAATATAAGAAAGGAGCTAAAGCTGAGTCTGTACGTAAACGAGCGTACAATCAGCAACCAGCTCAGAAGAAGCGGAGAGCACAGAGAAACTCTGCTCGACGAAAGATGGAAGCTGCTGGTAGGGTGAGGAAAGGAGATGGTAAAGATGTAGACCATAAGAATCACAATACAGCAGACAACAGCAAGAAGAACCTGAAGGTGATGCCCCGCTCCAAGAATAGAGCTAAGAATCTAGGACGAGGAGGAAGACCTAAAGGAAGCTAGAACGCAAAAAGCCCCAAGGAGCCTATTAATTTCTAATAGATTCCAAGGGGCTTTTCTATTTAATAGCCTCCAGAATAAGACCCAGACATCGAGTTCTTACTGTAAGCGGTTGTATTACTCTCGAAGAAATTCTCTACCATGTTAGAACTAGTCACCCATTCTAACCAAGGGAAAGGACTTTCTACGTTATACTCTGGTTTGAAGCCAAGCTGCTGCATACGGTAGTCAGTTACTGCTCGTATGTATTGTTTCACTTCGTCCTCTGTAATCCCTTCGGGGTCTCCTAAAGAGAAGCAGAGTTCAATAACTGCATCTTCTAGTTCAATAACTTTCCTAGCTGTCTCATACAGTTCTCGCTTGAAAGCATCAGTAACAATACGTGGCTCTTCTGCCACGATGGTACGGAATAGAACAGACAGCCCTTCTACGTGAATGCTTTCATCTCTAATGCTCCACTGTGTAACATCTGTCATTCCTGGGAGCTTGCCGAATCGGGCTAGATTTAGAAGCATTACAAACAAGGCAAATAAGCTAACACCTTCTAAAAGGACTTGCTTACCGATGCTGATTGCAACTTCGGAGGGAGAAGAGTTCTTCATCTCCACCATGAATTCAATCTTATCCCTCATAGCTTTATACTGCAAGAACTCCAAGTAGAAGTCAGAACCAAACCCAAGAGTGTCGTTCAACAGTGCATACGCTCTTTGATGTGTCCCCTCCCTCCCTGCGAAGCTACCGAGCATATTCCTGAACTCATTATTCTTAATGACAGGAATCAGATTATCATAGTAGTCAGAACCAACAGCTACATCTGACTGTGTGAACAGACGAAGAATAGAAGTTATGAATTTCTTCTCTGTCTCTGTTACTCGTCCTAGCGTCCAATCTGCAACGTCCTGTTGTAGCTTAACCTCCCATGTTCCCCAATGTGCTCTCTCATGTTTCTCTGTAATCTCTACAGCCGTATGGTACTTCGGTACATATGTTTCACTTAGTGCAAATACTGACATATTTATCCTTCACAAGAAACGCATACATCTGAGTTTGGTTTCCAATCATCCAAGCTTCTGCGTGTAATCTTGGTAACTGTATCTGCCTTCACTTCAGCTCCTGTGCGGAAGTAGTAGAGAGATTTGACTTTTCTTCCTCGTGCTGCTTTCAAATGGACTGAGTTGATATACGCCCTATCAGTCCCAGGAAGGAAGAAGAGATTTAAACTCTGGGCTTGACAGATATACTCTTGACGATCCTCTGCATGCTGTACAACCCAATGTTGATCAATCTCCCAAGCTGTCTTATACACTAACTTAAGATTCTCAGGAAAACCCTCTAGCCCTTGAACTGAGCCATTATCTTCAATAATCTTTTGCCAGATCTCAGGAGTATCCATTCCTAACTCTTGTAAGTCTTGCTTCAAGAACTTATTCACTACAAGACTAATACCGGCTCTGCTCTTCTGTGGATAGGCATTCGTGTTTACAGGCTCAATAGAAGGGGAGGTGTTACACAGTACACTTGAATTAGCATTAGGAGCAATGGCAAACAAGTGACTGTTTCTCCTCCAAGACCCAACCAGATCGGCTGGTTCTCCACGATAAAGAGCTAGAAGAGAAGAGGCACGAATTCCTTTCGTCTGCATATCTTTGAAGATAAGATGATTCCAACTTACGGCTGAATTAAAACCACCACTCTCAAATGGGATATGCTTGCTCATAAGGAAGTTATGCCAACCCATAGCACCTATGCCAATAGCCCTTTCCCTTCTAGCTGAGAACACAGCCCTTGCAAGGGTTGGCGGAGCGAAATCTATAAACCATTGTAGAACATTATCTAAGAACTCTACTAGCTTACTAATAAGCTCTGTATCTTTCCATTCATCATATTTCTCTAGATTAACCGAAGAGAGGCAACAGACAGCAGTACGTTCCTCACTAGTAGCTAGAGTGATTTCACTGCAAAGATTTGATCCTGAATTACGTAGCCCTAGGGCTTTCTGGTGTGCATTTAGATGCTCGTTAGTCACATCAATGAAATGCATATAAGGCTCACCTGTAAGCTCCCGAGAGTCGATCATACTCTCCCAGAGCGCCCTCGCTTTCATGACAGACTTAACTTCCCCAGTATGGGGGCATTGCAGTGGGAAGTCTTCATTGGCATCTACTTTGTCTATAAATGTGCTGGTGATGTTGACACCAATATGCACTCCTGCCCTATTATCAATTTTCCGAGCCGAGTCACCTCCCGAAGGAGTTCTAATCTGAATAAACTCAGTAATAGCAGGATGGTTGACATCTAGATAGACAGCATTACTTCCTCTCCGAGTTTTCCCTTGACGGTAGTATCCCATATTCCCATCGACTGTCTTCATAAAAGGAATAGGGCCAGGGGCAACATCACTCTCTGCTCTGATACGGGAGTGGAGAGACGTACCTCCTCCTAGAACCGACAGGTGAGCTATCTCAGAAGATGCCTCGATTTGAGCGGCAATTGAATCTCCTAGATAGGTCAAGAAACAAGCGATTGGGAGGGCTTTTGGTTTTGGCCCTTTCCAATACTTTTGTGTTATGTTAAAGCCAGACTCCACAGCAAACCAATCATCCCTAGTAGGCTTCCCAGTCCACTCTCCGTCAATAGCATTGGAAAGGATAGGGCTGGAGAAAAAGAACCATTGTTTAGAAGCAGCCTCATAAATAAACTTGGAGAGAGATTCGTCACCGTAAGAGTAGCAATATGCGGCTCGTGCCAATGCGGATTGAATGCCAGCTTTGCCATCAGAATAATACCTTTGTAGAAGTGTTTTTCCTTGCTCAGAGAACAGCTCGTCTCTTGTTAAATCCAGATCGATATGCTTATATTTACTCATACATCTCCAGAGAAGAGTCTTTTCCAAGTTTTACGTGCCAGACGGAAAGGGAGTTTGATCGTTACTAGCACAACACGGAAGGAGAGGAATAGAGTAAAGAGACACGCAAATCCGAAGAGGAGCAGCACCATTCCGTAATGGGCGATCCATTGTTCTTTTTGTGTCAAATCTGCGAGATCGAAAAGATATTCATCTACAAGTTGTGTGAGGTCATCTATTTGTGGCAGTCCCTTCTCAGTTTGCTTCATTTTGCTTCCTTTACAAAGACACCATTAACCATAGTTCCTTTTCGATCCTTAATAGAATCCCATGCTTTTGCCAGACAGTCTTCAAGATTGAAACCCCCAAGACGACAAATCTGTAAGAGCACTACCAGTGTGTCTCCAATTCCGTCTCGAATTTCATCTTCATCATCCGCTAGGAGGCCAGCTTCAATTTCGCTCACCTCTTCTTTAAGCTTTCGGATTTGCGTCAAAGAGGTAGCTCCCCCTGCTGCGGTAATATTCCTCTGGAGTCCCCAGGTAAAAACCCTATCGCAAAGTCGTTCAAATGCCCAAACATCATCTAGAACTTCCGTTGGTTAGGTGCAGTTTTTATCTTTATACATTGTTGTATTTCCTCTGTAAGTACGACATAGGTAGGAGATTTAAATCAAATTGCCCTTCACTACAGTTATGCAGCATCAGGGCACCTCTCCAGTGATTATTTCCCTGAACTCCCATATACTCTTCATCATGTAGATAGAAACTACCTGCAATGATAGAAGTGAGAAGGGAACCATCTGCTCTTTTGCCTGTAGCGATCTGTAAGCCCTGCTGGTGGCCTGCAACACAAGAGCAGTGCTGCTTATTCAACTGAGCATTAGCGGTCGTGCTAGGGCGTCCTGCTGTCCCTGTAGTGAAGTAGTGGCTGAAAGCAATTCCCTCGATCATAACCACTTCAAGGAAAGGATACACTTCCCAACCAAATTCCGTATATTGTAAGTCTTCTATTGAAATCAAATCTTCTAGCTTACGATCTTGATTAATCGCTCTGACGATCCTTTGTTCATGGTTGCCCAGAGTTAGAATCATTCTTGGGTGGTATTGCTTTTTCCTGTTTATCAATCGTCTTTGGTTATAACGAAGAAGAGGGGATAGAAGGGAACTCATGCCCTCTACAGCGGCTTGGACATCATCTCTATACTTTCGCCCTTCAAATGCTTTCGTCCCAACATCATACGACGATAGAGAAGGCATATCAGCAAAATCACCAATATTAACAATAACATCTGGTTGTTTCTCCACAATATATTGTCCAAGCCATTTCAAGTGGGAGGTGTCTACTCCCTTCTTAATTTGTGCATCAGGAATAACTAGGATAGTGGTCATTGGTCTGCCTGTAGGAGAGCCGGTAAACTAACCGGGAATCTTGGTTGTATGATACCGTTAATCTTAATTGCCGCTTCACGAGTCTCAACTTGGGTATGAGGATCTAACCTAAGTTGAAGCATTTTCGCAAAAGCTTTCAAAGTACCTGACCAAATCCACTCTGTCATTAAGTTATGAGGCAGAACCATTCTGGCTTGCTCTGGGCATACATTTCGAGATTTCAAGAAGTTATACGTCTCCAGAGCAATTTCCACTGAATCATAGAAAGGATCTTCAATACCATTCTTCCCTCTAGTTCCGTGTTCAATTAGTACATCTGCAGGTTTATCGGAACTTCCTTGCTTGACATTATCGGCCTTCTGTCTCCATACCTGTGGGAAATAGAATTCAGGCTCAGAGTCGACATAACGCCTACTAACTTCATTCCAAGGCATATACTCGTGTTTAACAAGCTGTCGTGCTACAAAAATAGGGGCCTTAACTCTAATGGAAATAAATGTGTGATTGAAGGGGGAGAAGTGCTTGTTCTTAGCTAGATATTTAATGAGCTTAGTATCTGCATCAGACAGTCTTTTAAACGTGGCATGTGCGGAATTGGCGGGAACTACAGCCAAGTTCTGATCACACATCCACTCCCACTCACTAGTCTTAGCAAAACTAACTCGGGCAGCATCCACGATACTTAAATCTGTCCCCATTACATCAACCAATTCTACAGAGAT